AACGGCTTGGGTCGACAACCACGGAAATGTGGAGGATAAACCAGGGTTTAGCGAGAAAGGACCTAAACTATTTGTCGAGAAGTTAACAGTTCCAACAACAGATCCAATGAGCTCTCGATGAACAATACGAGACATATCCCTAGAGGCTAGGATACTTGGAGCAAATGTTGACTGACCAGTAGAGTAAGCAGCAGCTACCGATCGTTGCATCTGAGTCTTAGGAACACTCTTAGATAACATATCATTAACTAAACGGCTCTTAGACTCAAGATACTGTGGAGATACTCTAGAGGGTATCTTCGGAGGTAAGCTCTGGTTACGAGGCCTACGTTGTCTACCATTATTATTAGGCTTGGCAGAAGCCTTACTTTTAGATTGATTCATGTATGGGATCCCTCTGAACCAGGAGAGACTGTACATCTGTAACAAGTATTAGAAAATAATATACTTAAGCATGGACTGATTGAGACAGCATTTTCACGCCAAACTCTCATCAATAACCCTTTCAGGAAACTATCAGAATGCCATGTATACTCACGGTCAACTATAAATAGACTTTTGAATAATCATCCTACTAACATTTCTGCCCAATTCGGATACTAAACTCACTACTATCAAGAAGAGAGTACTTCGTATTACTAATACTAAAGCCGTTGCAGTCGTTCGGCATTTACAATCGATTTAGCACGGAAATATTAAGGTACCAGACAGACCCTGGGAACCACCGTTTTGGCTTATTAGGTTACAAACCCCAACAAAATACTTAAAAACGTTTTGAAACGTCCCTGAGTATTGAGGATCAGTTTAACGACTTAATCAGGTCACATGAATCTAAAAGTATTAGATGCTCTGAGTATTCCAATATCGATACTCAACATCCCAAAATTCCTTCTCATGACTCCATAGGGAAGAATGGAAAGTACTAATTGATCTATTAAAGATCATAGAATGAGATGATAGACTATAGGAGATAATACCTAAATCAGTATTAATATCCCTAATCTCACGACCACGACCTCTTTTGAACATTCCGAAAAAAGAATCGGAAAAGAGTTTACGAGGATCATCATCATCCATATCAACCTTACGATAAGGACTATCTATAGTATCTTCAGAGAGAAGAGGATAGCCAGGTAAAGGATACTGACGAGTTACTAAAGCATTAGCTTTCTCAACATAACATCGAGCTAACCATTTTTGCCACTTAGTAACACGGTACTTCCAACCGCAGGGAGAAACTACACCTGCTCCACCTAAGGACTCACTAACAAACAAGCTACGTGTAAAAACATCTTTACCGATGTAGTAGCTTAGTGTTCCAAATAACTCAACTTTCCAAAGAGAAAGAAAAGAAGAAAGAATTGAGGTCTGTTTTCCAGGTAAACAACCCTGTAATATCGAATTTAGATTACTAGTCAATCCCTCATTACCCTGTCGAGATTCTCCATAATGAACTTTAAGGAGATGACCAAAGTCGTCAAAATCATACTTAGGGAAATCAATATCCTTCATTACTTTATGTTGATTAAAGTATAAACCTGTATTTAAAAAG